CTAAAGAAAAAAGTTTATTAGAAAAACCAGAAGAAGATGTACAGCCTGAAAGTTTATTGGCTAAAGGAGAAGAATAATGTCTATTGAAACACTAGGAGAATCCCTTTTAAGTCAAGCAAAATCAAAACGTAAAAAGCAAGAGAAACGAGCTAAACTTTTTACAGGTGTAATGCTTGGAGTACAAGTAGGAAATGCTATTCTTAGAAAAAAAGCTAAAGAAAGAGCTAATGAATTTTGGTCTAGTAATCAAGGTTTGTTAAATGAAAGGGCAAATCAACTTACAGAAGGTGTAAAATTTTGGAATGGTCATAATACTATGATTAATAAGTATGGAGAATATAAAGATAAAAAAACTGGAGAAAACTGGACATCAGCTTTTAGAAGTAACAAACTTAAACAGTATCAAGTAGACCCTGAATATAAACATCTTTATGAAGGAACAGATAAAGATAAAGAAGAATTTAATAGAATAGTAAATGAAAGAATAGATAATGATGCTAATGCTTATAGAAAAAAAGTAGAAGGTTATTCTGATTTTAAAAATATTACAAGAGACGATAAAGAAACTAGGACAGCCTATCAAAAAACCTTACGTGATAAACTTCAAAAAGGTGCTGATATAATTAATCAACAAGATAGTGTTGGTGGTTGGTTGATGGGTAAAACTGGACTTAGACCTTCTGCTGAATTAGAAACTTACAAAGTAGGCGGTAAAAAAGTTGTTCTTCCTAAAGGAATGGGAGATGTAACTCTTAACGAAGAAGGAAAAGAAGTAAAAACTAAAGAAAGACTTTCTCTTAGAACTGTTTTACAAAGAACAGTAGATAATCAAAATACAATAGATTCTTATTTAGGAGTAGTTGGTACAAAAGAACCTTTTACAGAAGAACAAATAGATAATTTAGTTACTACAAAAACAGAATTTAAACCGTCTATTGAAATTGATAAGTCTGTTTCAGAATTAAATGCTGTGGCAAGTGGAGCTGTAGAATCTACAAATGAAAATTTAAAACGCTCTGATTTTATAATTAAATTAGGTGAGCAAGAAATTACAGTTGAAAGTTTTTTAAATGAGTTTGAAATTTCAGAAGGTGTTGGATTGAACGATGGAGACACCCAACAAATATATAAAGACGCTATGGTTCTAACTAATTTAAAATTAAAAATAAAAGAAAGAGAAGCTAAAGAGTCTGGTGGTGGTTCTTTAATGATGTCAAATGTAAATACAAAAGAACTTTATATAGAAAGTTTACAAGAAGTTATAAAATCAGATTTAAAATATAAAGTTGTAAACACTGCTAGAGTTTATGGAGTAGCTAACGAGGCTAGAGGAACTTACACAAGAGCTTTAGTACCTAATCGTATCGAAGAGTTAAAAGAAACTAAAGAGCTTCCTAATATTTCTGATGAAGATTTAGATAATACTAATGTTGAAATATTAAAATTTACTAGTCCTGAACAGGTAATGGATGATTTTAATAAAAACTATGCTTCAAATGTTAATTGGCAGAATATGTCTAATGAAGAAAAACATAAATTTATTACTGGTAAAATTAATGAATACCCTGAGATGAAAGTAGACTTAACAAGTTCTTTTGCAGAGTGGGTTAGAGAAAATATAAATAATGATAAAGGTTCTGAAGGTTCTGAAGGCGGTGAAAGTGGTGTAGAAACAGGCGTTCCAGAATCTTTATTAACTCCTAAAGAAAAAGAAGAATATGCTCAAGGTCCGTTAGGTGCTTTTCAAAGAATAGATAGTAAAAATAAAGAGGGTTCAAAAGAATTTAATGAATTTATTAAAAAAATTCCTTCAAAAATAAGACTTCGTACATTAAATAATGTTAAGGAAAAAGCTAATAAATTTATAGAAGGAGATACTTCTGGTTTTTATAGTTCTGAATTTACTAAGTGGAAAAAACAAAACGATATAACTACAACCTATAGAACTCCAAAAGTTGAATACAAAAAATATGTCGAAGAGTTTTTAGAAGATTTAGAAATTCAAATTAATTCCTTATAGGAAATAAATAATGTCTGAAAAAATTGTATATAATGCTGATTATTTTTTAAATCAATATTCTCCTTTAGAGTCTGAGGAAACAGAAGAAGATAAAAAAAAGAGAGAAGAAGAAGAAAGAAAAAAACAAGAAGCTCAAATTGCTGAATTAATTCGTGATGAAGATGTAGAACTTTTAAATTACGAAGGAAAAAAAGAAAAATTTAAAACTCCTGAATTAGAAGATAAAATACTTCCTGAACCTAAAGCAACTACAAATACTAAATATACGGCTAATTATTTTTTAAATGAGTACAAGCCTTTAGAGCAACAAGAAGTAACTACACTAGAAGATGACGGTGAGCCAACTGTTGCACAAAAACTAGAACTCGGTGCTTCTTTAGAACGTCACACACTTGGAAATCTTTTTAGAACTGTAAAAGCTGGAGCAGCTACTTTAAGTAATAATAAAACTTTTCAAGATAATATTAAAGCTATTGAGGAAGAAAGACGTACTAAAATATTTAATACTTTAGAAGAAAAATATGGTACAAGTTTTGAAGAACATGAAAATGATGCAGCTACTATAACAGGTAGAGTTGGTGTAGCAATAGCTGACCCAGTTACTTTTTTTATACCTTGGGCAAAAGTAGCAAAGTTAGGTAAACTTACAGCTACTGGAGTAGGTGCAGGTATAGGTGCTACAGACATGGCACTATATGAATACTCTGCATATGGTGAAGTCAATCCTAATAATGTATTGTTTGGTGCTGCTGTAGGCGGAGGAAGTTCTTTATTAGGCTCTGTAGTTGCTAATAGATATAGGTCTGTTGACGGAGATGAAATTAATTTAGGTAAAATAGATAATCCTGAAGTAGATACTCTTGTTAAAAGTTCTGTTAAAGATGAAGAAGTTATTACTCTAACTACTAAAGAAATTAATGATTTAGATAGCGGAATACAAAAACTAGTAAAAGAAAATCCAGTTATATTAGAAGAGTTAGAAGCTTCTCCTATACTTGTAAATTTGTATAAGAAAGCTAAGAACGATATGTTAAATTATAAAAATGCAAAAGATACAGAAGCTAAATTTAATGTAGCTACAGGGCAATTAGATTTTCCAGATATAGCTAAACTAGATATTAAAAACAAAGTTAGATTAAGTCCTACTAAATTAAAAAATTTAAAAGCTAAAGCTGCGGAAGGTCAAAGATTTTTAGCAGATGATTATTTTGATTTAATGCAAAAAACTGCACGTGGTCAAGTAGAAGTGGTAGACGGTCAATTAAAAATATTAGCTAAAGATTTTGAGTTAACAGATAGTTTATTAAAAACAGTATTAAATGAAAGTTTTAGACCGTTGTTTGGTGCGGGTGTTGGTTTTACAGCAGGAACTTTTATAGGTGATGAAGACGATACTATTAACTATACCTTAATGGGTGCAGGAATGACCTTTGGTTTAATGATGAACAGGGTCAAAGACGCAGATTATCTTTTAAAGGGTCAAAAAGAAAAAGCTTTTGGTCTTATAGAAAACGAATCTGCAAGAATGCTACACAACTTTTTAAAAGTTAAAGGTTCTGGAACAACTGCTAATAGATTAGTAAATCATGGTGATGAGCTAGAAGTAATAGGACGTAATTTATTTACGATATTAGATGGTAAATATAAAGGAGTTATGGCTGCCGAAGAAACTTCAGATTTAATGAAAGACCTTTTTTCTAGAAGAGTTTCAGAAGTTGTTCAAGATGCTTCTGATGTTCAAAGAATAGCTGCTGGTAAATTAGCTACTAAAACAATGACACGAGCTGAAATTAAAGAACTTGGATTTTCAACTAAAGAAATGGCAAACATTGATGTACTTGCTGGTAATTCAAAATTATTTGTAAAAGAAATGCTCAAGTATGTACAAGATGCTGGAGTCACTGTAAAACAAATTGATAACTATGATTTACCACAAATGTATGTACAGAAAAAAGTTTTTGCTGAACCTGCAAAAGCTAGAAAAATATTTGAAAATGCTTTAAAGGCAGAGTTTCCTAAATGGGATAAAGTTGCAGTTAAAAAATTACAAGATTATTATCCTGAAGTAAATAAAAATGCTAATATAAAAGACGTTGCTAAAATAATTGTAGAAAACATAAGTGGTAGAGGAACAACTACTATGTTTAAAAATGAAAATGTAAGTGGTGGAATACTTGGAAACTTTATAGGCGTACCAGAATTAAAAAACTTTCAAAAGGAAAGAATTTTTAAAAGTTTAGAATCTAGAAAAATTTTAGAACCTATATTAGAAAAAGATATTAAAGAAGTTTTAAATGCTTTTGTTAAAAACACTACGAGGGGAGTAGAGTTTTCTAGAAAAATAGGAGAGAATGGAGAGCTTCTTAATAAAGCATACGCTGGTATTCGTGGTAAATTTGAAAGAGGTATAATAAATGAAAGAGAATATAAAGATAAAGTAAAAACACTTTCTAAAACTGTAAATGCTTACTTCGGAACTTTACACAAGAGTGCTGCTGACCCTTTTCAAAGTGATTTATCTAAAGACTTTTTTGCACTACTTACGTTTTTATCTAATACAACCATGTTACCTCGTTCTATTATACCACAGTTAGGAGATTTTTTACAGCCTTTTCAAAATAGCAGTGTTTACTCTGCATTTAAAGGATTCGCAACAGCTTCTAAAAAAGATAGTGTTGCAAACACATACAGAATAGGTGGTGAAGGAAAATTTGGAATGACTAAGGGAGATATAGCTTCTACAGTTAATAAAGATGTTGCAGCAGCTTTATCTTCTGGATTAGCTCCGACTACAAGATTTCAAGAAAAATTAGGTGATTGGACTAAGGGATTTTTTAAATTTAATTTAATGTCTCCAGCTACAAACTTTGCTGCTAAGGGTGCATTTAGTACAGGTATAGATGAAACATTTAATATAGCTAAAAAAATAGGAAATAAAACAACTATTAATTCTGCAACAAAAAACAAATTAAATTACTATGGAGTTAGTATGAAAGAAATACAAACTTTAAATAAATTTAAAAATGTGGAAGATGCTTTAGCTAGTAAAGCGGGTGAAAGAACACTTGTTAAAGCTGGTAATAGAGCTAAGATTAGAGATGTTGGATTGCCCGGAGTAGGAAATAGAATGTTTTTTGCACAGAGCAATAACCCCCTAGTTAAGTCATCAGGTTTATTTTTATCTTGGGCACAATATAAAGTAGCACAACAAAACTCATTAATTAAAAGAGTTGAAGATGGAGATTTAAAATTAGCTATTAAAATGTTAGGAACTATAGGTATCTTTGGAGGATTAAGAGAGGCACAAATTGCAGCTAGTCCAGCAAGAGAATATTATGCAAAAAACGAACCGGAAAATTTTAGTGCTAAATGGTGGGGAGAAGGTGCAGCATTATCTGGTGCAATAGATTGGAGAGCTGAAAAACTTTCTAGAGTATTTGGAACGTGGGCAGGTACAGGATATGGAACTGCTACATCTGCTATTAGTCCTTTGTTTGGCTATGTAGATAGATGGTACAATAATGCTGGTAAAACTTATAGAAATTTTAAAGCAGGAGATTATGAAGGAGCTACAACAACAGCTATAAAAACACTACCATTGGGAAGTGAGTTGGTAGATTATACTAATATAGCTTCAGAAGTTTTAACAGAAGAAAAATTATTTATAGACAAACCTAATAGACCTGTGGGCAAGGATAAAATATATGACCCTATAAGAGGATACTCAGAAGGCGGTATAGTAAAGGGCAAAGACGATGTACCTTATACAGAAGATAACGCAATAGATAGGACAGACAAATTTACAGGGCAGTCTTACTCAGACAACGCAGGAATTAAAAAACAACTCATTGAGTTAGGATTGGTAAAATGAACATAGAGTTATGTAAAGAACAAATTAAAAGACACGAAGGCGAAGTCCTTGAAATATATGAAGATAGTCTAGGATATAAAACTTTAGGAGTTGGACACCTATGTCAGCCTAATGACCCTGAATATAATTGGAGAATAGGTACAAGAGTATCTCAAGAAGTAGTAGATATGTATTATGAAAATGATTTTAATAATCATTACATGGAAGCTATACATGTTTTTGGAAGTGAAGAAGGTTTTTATAATCTTCCAGAAGGAATACAACATGTCTTAGTAAATATGTGTTTTAATCTCGGTGGCAACAGACTTTCAAATTTTAAAAATATGATAAAAGCTTGTAGAGAACACAACTGGAAAGAAATGTCTGTGCAGATGGAAGACAGTAGATGGTATCGTCAAGTAGGTAGAAGAAGTAAAGAACTACAACAAGTAGTTTTATCGGTATAGTAATATGGGTTTTCCTTTTGAAATAATAACTATGTTAGCTTCTACTGTGTTAGGTGGAGTAATGAGTGTATGGGCTGAAAGTCGTAAGGCTAAAGCAGAAACTCAAAAACTTTTAATAACTCGTGGTGAGTTTGAAATGAAAGCAAAAAAACAATCTCTTGACCACGGTTTAAAAGATAAAGGTTTTGCATGGACAAGAAGAATTATAGCCTTAACATCTGTGTTTGCTATAGTTGTATTTCCTAAAATAGTAGCTGTTTTTTATCCTGATGTTAGTGTTACTATAGGATATACAAATTGGAATCCCGGATTCTTATTTTTTAAAGAAGGCAGAGAGGTTTTTGAATGGATAACTTTTCAAGGTTTAGTAATTACACAGTTAGATACTAATTTAGTATCAGCTATAATAGGCATGTACTTCGGTGGAAGTTTAGCCAAAGGAAAATAAAATGAATATGAATAATCAAATGGGTGGCTTTAGTGGAGACATGGATAGAAACGAAGTTGAGATAGACCTTAACAAGTTTATGGCTTTGCTTCAAGAAAAGTCACAATTAAAAGATAGAATACGTGAGCTTGAAGATACAAAAAACGACAACCCATATCAAAAATGGATATTTGTAGCACAAGCAATAGATAGCTGGAGACTTATACCAAGAGCTTTTCTTAGTGTTTATATGTATTTACTTTACTATGTAGTATTTTGGTACATGGATTTAGCAGTTCCAACTATGGAACAATCGGGTTTAATATCTGTTGTTGTAGGTGCTGGAGCAGCTTGGTTTGGTTTATATACATCTAGTAGCTCAAAGTCTGATAAAGCAGGTTAGTTAAATGAACGCTAATCAGTTTATGGATTTGTTAGAGACTGTAGGTATTCCTGCAGCTTTTGCAATAGGGGCTGGTTGGATGGTGTGGAAATTATTTCAACACTTAATAGCAGATGTACATAAAAAATTAGATACACAACACGGTATGATAGTTGCTCTAATAGATAGAGTAAGGCAGATGGACAACGACATGATAAGA